GTTGGAGGCTGTGTAAGACCTATTGCTCTTTGTAACGGTAGGCCGTGGCTGATGAATCAGGAAACGCTCGTTGATGTTCCTTTGGAAGCCCCCGCTTCTTAGTGGAACGTAAGCGGGGGTAGTTCACGAGAACCGTCCAATCGTGGGCGGTTATTTATTTTGGAGCTGATATTATGCCACCTAAAGCAAAAAAGCCATGTAGTTACCCAGGCTGCCCAGCATTAACCACTGAGCGTTTTTGTGAAAAACATAAACAATCTGAACGCAAACGATATGACAACCAGCGAGGAACTGCAGCACAGAGAGGTTATGGCTATAGGTGGCAGTTGGCACGCATATATTTTTTAATGCAGTACCCTTTGTGTGCTGAGTGTGGGAAAAATGGCAAGGTTGTATCAGCTACTGTTGTTGACCATATCATTCCGCATAAGGGTAACCAGGAACTGTTTTGGGACACGAGGAACTGGCAACCTTTATGTAAGAGGTGTCACGATGTTAAGACCGTCAAAGAGGATGGAGCATTTGGAAATAATAAATAATAAATAATAAATAATTTTTATCTTTGATGGGTAGGGGGGATCTAATCTCTAGGGAAAACAAACTCTAGACCGAGCGTGGCCCTTTCCGTACAAAAAAGTCCCCAGAAAAGTTTTACAATAATAAGCTGGTGCTATGTGAGGAGGTGAGCAGTTTGCCAAAAATAGTAACATTCGATAAAATGGCTGTCGGTAAAAAAGGTGGCGGTAAGCACTGGACAAAAGACGAAGTTGATCGCAGATCGGCAGCTGCTCAAAAACTCCAGCGCAAGGTACCAGTGAGATTCAAGGTTCCGATGTGGCTAGATGATGAAGCTCGCCAGGTTTGGAAAAAGACCCTAAAGGATTTATCGGGCCTGGACATACTGGATAAAGTTGACGAAGAAGCTCTAGCCGTATACTGTGATGCAGTGGTCAGGCACAGGGAAGCAACTTTGTTTATACGGGAAAAGGGTTATGTGGTTATAAGCGGATCGGGTGCCGAAACTGTTAGCCCCTACGTCAAGGCAGCGCAGAGCTATGCCAGGATAATAGCTCAGTTTGCTGACAAGCTAGGGTTGACCCCAACCGGAAGGGCAAGACTGGCCAAGAAAATAGCTGATGGCCCAAGCGAAAAGGAATTAAAAGAAAAAGATATGTTCGGTGATTAGTGGTGGTAATTCATGCCGGAGCGAGGGTTGCAATACGCCAAGGACATAGTATCAAAAAAATATATATCCTGTGAGCTGGAGTACCTTGCCTGTAAAAGATTCCTGGATGACCTGGAGAGAGAAGATTTTGAATACGTCTTCGACCTAACTAGGGCACAAAGGATTATCGATTTCTTTGAGAATTATTGCAGGCACGTCAAAGGGGTATTTGCTGGCCAGACAATAGAGTTATTGCCTTTTCAGGTTTTTGACTTAATAAATATTTTCGGCTGGGTAGATTCAAACGGTGCCCGTAGATTTACTAGGGCATTCATCGAGGAAGCCAGGGGAAATGCAAAGTCAGCCATAATGTCGGGAGTAGGTTTATACGGCATGATGGCTGATTGTTATTATCCCCCGGGATGTCCTGATGAGGCTCAGTATGAATTAAACCCCAGCGTTGTATGTACGGCCTACGATAAGGAGCAGGCAAGGATTGTTTGGAGAGATGCCTGTGACATGGCCAACGCTTCGCCGGAAATATCAAAAAGGCTAACCGTAAAGCGTACATATGTTGAGCATAAGACCCGTGGCGGTCACATGAAAGCCCTCTCAAAGGACACTAAAAATAAAGATGGTATGTCAGTAACTGTTGCGATAGCCGATGAAATTCATGTCTGGAAAACTTCAGAGGTTATGGATATTATATTATCTGGATTCGGTAAAAGATTTCAGAACCTATTTTGTGCAATAACGACTGCTGGCGCTGATGCAGAAAACAGTGTAGGTAAAAAAGAGCATGACATTTGCGCTAAGATACTTAGGGGCGAGATAAAAGATGATGCATACTATGCCGCAATAAGACAACTTGATGCTAAAGATGATCCTCACGATGAATCTCTTTGGCCTAAAGCAAACCCGATGCTCAGATATGAAAACGAATATACCGTCAGGCTAAAAAAAGAAATACAGCAGCAGCATAATATTGCTTACGGTTCCGGTGACCCGTCAAAGATCCGTGAGTTTTTGATAAAGCGGTGCTGCCTATGGCAGACAGATGCCGAGAATAAATATTTCTCAGGTATTATGGACAGGTGGAAAGCTCTGGCCGTATCCAGAAAGGAATTTTTTGAATTAGTCCGTGGGCGTGAATGCTATAACGGCGAGGACTTATCAAAATGCATTGACTTGACTGCATCTGGTTTTGTTTTTAGGCTTGACGATGGAAGATATGCTGTATGTGCTCACGGGCTTATGCCGGAAAACACAGCTACAAAACACGAGCGCACAGATCGTGTTCCGTACAAACAATGGGCGAAAGAGGGTTGGTGTACTCTCACTGATGGTGATGTAACAGATGACAGCTTCATAAAAAATTACATACATGAGATGGAATTCGACGAAGGTTGGAAAATAAAAGAGATATGTTTTGATCCATACGGGGCCAGGCAATTTGCCAACGATATGACCAAAGAGGGTTATTTGTGTGTAGAGATCAGGCAAGGGGTTCAAACACTTTCAGAACCGACCAAGAAATTCAGAGAGCTAATCCTACAGGATAAAATAGTTCACGATGGCAGTCCGCTGCTAACTTGGTGTTTGTCAAATGCGGTCGAGGTCGTGGACAATAACGGGAATATAAAACTGTCTAAAAAGCATGTCAACGATAGTCAGAGAATCGACTTAGTGGCGGCTATAATAAATGCTATGGTTAGGGCGCTACTCAGTGAGACTAAAGAGTCTGTTTTTGAAAAACGCGGAATGAGATCACTGTAAGGAGGTGAATATTTGAAACTAAGACAGAGAATCGGCATGGCCAGTCGAATGATATTCAAGAATAACTGGTTTGAAGATTACATAAGGTCGTTTCTCCGGGGCGATGATGTACCAGGCACACCGGGATATATGCGCATAAACACCGAAACAGCCATGAAATACACGGCTGTTTTTTCATGCGTCCGGGTGCTATCAGAGACTTTGGCGTCAATGCCAGTCATGCTTTACAGAAAACTACCAAACGGCGACAGAGAACAGAGAAATGACTTAGCCGCTTATGACATACTACACAACGCACCGAACGATGAAATGTCGCCTTTTAATTTTAAAGAAATGTGTATGGTCGCGCTGAACACTGGCGGCAATGCTGTTTGCGAAAGATTGGTTAATCGTTATGGTCAGTTGGTAGGACTTTACCCGTATCCGTGGCAAATGACCCCGATTGACCGAGACAGAGAAACCGGGAAGCTGATATATAAAATACGTGACGGAACTAAGTGGAGAGAATTAAGCAGGCCACAAGTTTTTCACATACCCGGTTTAAGTTTCGACGGCGTGATAGGTGTATCTCCAATCGAGTATGCAGCTTCGGCTATCCGACTGGGCCTGTCATATGAGCAGTTCGGAAATAGCTTTTTTAATAATGGAGCTAATGCGAGCGGGGCTTTTTCGCATCCCGGTGCTCTAAGCGATATCGCGTATGAGCGATTAAAGAAAGATTTGACCGCTAACTATACAGGTTTGAGGAATACTGGAAAGTTTATGCTGCTTGAAGAAGGCATGGACTTTAAACCGTTTACGATTAAGCCAGTGGATGCCGAGTTACTGGAGAATAAGAAGTTTCAGATCGGAGACGTGGCGCGGATATATCGCGTGCCATTACATCTCATACAGCAGCTCGACAAGGCTACTTTTTCCAATATAGAACACCAGTCACTTGAATTCCAAATATTCACAATGCTTCCGTGGGTGCAGAGGTGGGAGCAGGCTATTAACAGTCAACTGCTTACGCGTCAAGAGCGGATGGCGGGATTTTATGTTGAACTCAATATGAACAGTATACTGCGCGGCGATCTGAAGTCAAGGTATGACGCTTATGCAGTAGGGATTCAATGGGGTATTCTTAGTATTAACGATTGCCTAAAATTAGAAAATATGAACTCTATTGGCCCTGATGGTGACAAGAGAATACAACCTTTGAATATGATCAACATAACAAAGGCCGATGAATATTACTCAAAACAAAATGATCAGGTAAAGGCTATGATAGAAAAGATGCAGATGTCGATTGAGAGAAATGCTAGTTGAGGTAGGTGAAAAATAAAAATGGCATTCTGGAATTTTATTAAAAACGAAGAAAATCTGGAAGAGGTTGAACTTCGGATTGAGGGCGAAATCGTTTCCGATGATGACGCTTGGATTTATGAATGGTTTGGAATACCAGCAGCAACGCCAAATGCTTTTAGACAGGCGTTAGCAGAGCATAGCGGTAAAAATATCAACGTCTGGATTGATAGTTGGGGTGGGGATACAACTGCAGCAGCAGGTATCTATAACGCTCTGAAAGAGCATAAAGGCAAAGTAACCGTTAAGATTGACGGTAAAGCTGTTTCTGCTGCCTCTGTAATAGCTATGGCGGGTGAAGAAATACATATTTCGCCTGTTGGTATTATGATGATCCATAATCCCTGGAGCAGTATCAGAGGTGCAGAGGCCAAAGATATGCGCCATATGGCTGATGTTCTTGACGAGGTTAAGGAATCCATCATAAACGCTTATCAAGCTAAAACAGGCCGCTCACGCAAGAAAATATCCGAAATGATGGATAATGAATTCTGGATGAGCGCAAGAACCGCAAAAGCAGAAGGCTTTGTCGATGAAATCCTTTATTCTGGTGCGGGGGAAGCTGACACTATCGAAAATTCTTTTATGCTCAGTGGATTAGCTATACAAAACAGTGTTAGACAAAGTATGGATCGTCTCTTTGACGGTTATGCTCAAAAACTTAAAGAGATGGAAAAAAGAAAAGACCCCGATGGTATACTCGAAAATAAACCGGAACCAGTTAAGCAAGTGCCGGTTGATATATACCAAAAACAAATTCTAATAAACAGGAGGAAAGCCAATGTTTAAAGCACTTTTAAAAGCAAAGATTGACGAACAGCAGGCACTTGTTAACAAGGCACTTGCTGAGCAGCGGGGCATGAATGACGAGGAACAGGATAAATTTAATGCCTTGCAGACAGAGATTGAAGGTTTGGAAAAGACTATCGAGGCTGCCAATAAGCTGGATGACCAGCAGACTAAGATGAATACTGCGGTTAATAAGCCTGCGCATGTTGATGTAGGTGCCAATCGTGCAGCAGAAAAGCCTTTTAACTCTTTCGGGGAATTTTTACAGTGCGTTCGTGCAGCTGCCGAACCCGGTGTACAGCCTAATGATTGGGATACACGTCTAAAATGGCAAAATGCTGCTACAGGCATAGGATCTTCACCTTCTGACGGAGGTTTTTTAGTACAACGTGATGTAGCAACTGAAATTGTAAGTCATGGATACGAACAGAGTGTTCTTGCTCCACTTTGCCGTAAAGTCCCGATCGGTGAGGGTTCAGATGGTTTGTCCGTCAATATTGTTGACGAGAGTAGCAGGGCCACTGGATCCCGCTGGGGCGGGGTTCAGATGTTTTGGAGAGGCGAAGGGGATACTGTTGCTGCATCCAAGCCTAAGTTTGCAAGAATGGATGTACCGCTAGAAGACCTCATGGGATTATGTTACGTTACTCGTGAGATGATGCGTGACGCTGTTCAGCTTGGTTCGATTGTCGAACAGGCATTTTCTGAGGAAATTGCATGGATGCTTGACGAAGCTATTATTGATGGTAGCGGGGTAGGCAAACCGTTAGGCATTAAGAAAAGTCCCGCGCTTATCACGGTAGCGAAAGAAAACGGGCAGCCTGCAGCGACTATCCAGACCACTAATTTAAGTAAAATGTGGGCTAGGTTATGGGCTAGATCCAGAATGAACGCTGTATGGGTTTACAACCAGGATATAGAACCACAGCTTGACGAATTGGCGATTATAGCCGGTACAGGTGCGCTTGAACCAAGATTTATCACTTACAGTCCTGAAGGTGTCTTAAGAATAAAAGGCAGGCCGACTGTTGCACTCGAACAGGCAGCTACACTTGGTACTGTCGGGGATATCATGCTTGCAGATTTTTCGCAGTATGTGCTGATCGATAAAGATGCGGTTGAAATGGCAGAATCTATTCACGTTAGGTTCATTTATGGTGAAAACGTATTTAGATTTATGTACCGTGTCAATGGAAAACCCTACTGGCAGAAAGCTTTAACTCCGGCTAACGGCTCAAATACACAATCGCCTTATATCGCTTTAGCTACACGTGCATAATCGCGGCGGGGCTTTAAGCCCCGCCTATATTAAATAATTTACCAGGAGGAATGGAAAAATGTCTTTAGCTCATATTTTGGGTAATAAAGTCGATATTGTTGAAGGTTTTCCAGCTGTTGATCTTTCCGCTGGAGCTAATAGCGGAGATTATATAAGCCTTAAAAACGCTGAAAGAGTGACTGTTGTTTTTGTAAGCGGTGTTGGTACTGCGGGGGATGATCCCACCTTGACACTGCAGCAGGCGCAAGATGTGGCTGGAACTGGTGCAAAGGATTTTGATTTCACAAATATATACACAAAGCAAGCTGCAGTAAGTTTGGCCGCAGTAACCGCATGGACAAAAGTAACGCAAGCAGCCGCAAACACATATACCAACGCGACAGCTGCAGAACAGTCCTTGATATGGGCTGTGGAAATTGATCCGAATGAACTTGATGTAGAGAATGGATTTGACTGTATTCGTGCAACCGTGGCCGATGTTGGTAACAATGCACAACCTGGCTATATGTTTTATATGATCGAACCAAGTTACAAGTGTGGTCCCACCAATACTAACGGTTATATAACCGATTAAGAAGCATGAAATGGCCTAAAGGTAGCGATAAAACATCGGCTAGATTACCGGTTAATAATTTATGCCCTAGATGCAGCAGTATAATAATTAATACCAAGTACGGTAATTTAGTTTGTACTAATAAGGATTGTAATTACTGGTATAAGAAATAATAAAATTCGCCCGGTTAACGCCGGGCGCTCTTAATTGAGCGAAGGAGGGTAAAATAATGGGCGTAAACAGTAAGTATGTAAATGGTAATCTTGTTTTTATTGACGCGGCTAATAAGCAAAGATTTTTAGATGCTATCGGCCCGAACGTGTGCAAATTTATTGAGGACTTTGTAGGCACTCCTTTTTCCGGTGCCGATGCGCCTGCGGCTTGGACAGTAACGCTTGTCGAGGCAGGTGCTGGTGACAGTACGGTAGCACTTACTGACGGTGCGGGCGGTTTACTCCTGATCACCACTGATGCCGCTGAGAACGACGGCGTGAATATGCAGGTAACAAAAGAAGCATTTAAACTTGCATCCAATAAGCCCTGTTACTTTGGCACACGGTTTAAAATTTCTGATGCCACTGAAAGCGATTTCATCGCCGGTCTTTGTATCACCGATACTACTTTGCTTGGCGGTATGACTGATGGCGTGTATTTCAGAAAAGTAGACGGCAGCACCGATGTTAAATTCGTGCTTGAGAAAAACTCAACAGAAACTGAAAGTGATGCTGTTCTGACAGCGGCTAACGATACCTACATGGTGCTTGAGTTTTACTTTGATGGTACAAACGTCGATGCCTATGTCAACGGTACGCTGCAAACAAGGCTTGTAATGACTAACCTGCCGGACGATGAGGAATTGACTCCGAGCCTCGCCTTTTTGACTGGTGCTGCAGCAGCTAAAACTATGACTGTTGACTGGATCAAGTGCATCCAGATTAACGCGTAGAGGTGATATTTTATGGCTGCTATTTTAGTCACAACAATTAAAAGATTTATTGGTACAGCTGCTGAAATGGCAGCTTTAAGTGTCGTTGGGGTGCCTACAGGAAGTACATTTTTTCAAACTGATACAGGATTTATGTACACTCTCAGTAGTGCAGGTACTTGGGCAATAGAAAAAATAATAGGTGATGTAAATCTCCAAGTTAACGATGTCGATGTCAGCGCGGCTAATCCTGTTCCTACCCAACTAACGGGTAGTAATGTCAAGAAAGCTTTTACGATTACACCTAATGATTCAGTAGATTTGCCTGTAAACGCTCTATCTCTAACGTGTGTTACAGACGGTATTGCTTATGTTGATTTTATTGACGGAGGAACAAACATACCGATACAACTAAGTGCCGGTTACTGGAACCCAGTTAATGTAAAACGTGTTAGAGCAACCAATACAACTGCGACAGGTATTATGGGGCAAGAATCATGATCGGTGTAGGAGTAGGCATCCCTTTTGGTAATCAAAAAGCTAAGATATATGGCGTATCTTGGGATAAAAGTTCATCTCCTGTATTGACACGTACGGATTCTGCATTTGGGATGATTGCAAATGCCGGTATTGATACCGAACTAGTTAGAAATGACTTCGACAGAGCAGCAATTTTTAGCGAGATGCACGAAGTAACAGACGCTTTGGGTAATGTTTTTATCCGTATACCAAAATTTTATATCCGCAAAACAGACGGGGTAAATTTAAGGACATGGCAAATCTCAAAAAGAAAATATCCTGGTTTTTACCTTCCTTGGTGTTTTTGGGATTTTACCAGCAGCAGAGAATTGCCGCATATAGATGTTGGTAAATATAAAGCAACAAAAGATGGTAGTAGCAGGTTAGAGTCAAAGCCAAACCTATATCCACTAATCAACGACAACATTGTAAATTTCCGAACATATGCACAGAACAATAATATAGGCGGGCTAAGTGGATATCAGCAGCTTGATATCCACGCCGTTGATGTTTTACAAACGCTTTTCCGAGTCGAATTTGCAACACTAGGCAGTCAGTCAGTTATGCAGGGATTTACGGCTGGGCAATATACTGCGACACACCTTGCAACAGTATCGGAAAATAGCACTAATCGGATTATTGTCTCAAATGCTATTGCCGATCTATATCGAGTTGGTCAAACAATTTCCATTGGTACGTCTCAGGGTGGGAATCAGATATTTTACGGTAGGACAATCACTGATATAAGTATTTACGATGTTAGCAATAAAGCTATTAGTTTTGACGGTTCTCCTGTTAATATCGCTGCAGGCAACATGCTTTACAATACGGGATGGAAAAACGGCTTTAGCAGTGGCATAGCAGCAAGCAGCGGAACTATTATTGCCGATGACGGTAAATATCCCTGTGTATATCGGGGAATTGAGTCTCCATTTGGTGACATTTGGCAGTTTGTTGATGGGGTAAATATCACCGATTATCAAGCTTGGGTTTGTAAAAATGCAGCTCAATACGCCAGTAACGTGTTTGCTTCTCCGTATGAGGTTTTAAATTATATCAATCATAACGCAAATGGCTATGTGACTCAGATGGGCTTTGATACCAGTTACCAGTTTGCGGAATTTTCTGCGGCAATAGGCGGTGGAAGTACAACATATTATTCTGACTACTATTATCAGGCTACCGGACAGAGAGTTGCCCGCTTCGGGGGTGCCTGGAATTACGGGTCTGATGCGGGCCTGTCGTGCTGGTATCTGAATTTCGCGTCTTCGGCTGCGGCTGTGAGCTTCGGCGGGCGGCTTCTTAAAAAACCTCTTTAATGGGGGTTTGGGGGCGTTAGCCCCAAGTAATGATTTGAAATTAAAAGTTTATATACAGGGATATAAGGTGCGCGCTTGCCCAATTCGGAGGTAACTGGAATAACAGGTCTAATGCAGGCCTGTCGTACTGGAATCTGAATAACACGTCTTCGAATGCGAATGTGAACATCGGCAGGCAGACTCTTATTAGCAAAAATTTTTGTATTGCACCCTATAATCCTCACCGCTTGGTGGAAATTAGGCCGTAAAGAGCATGGTTTAGTAGAGTATCGAAACACCATGAGGCTAATAAGAAGGTAGATTATGAAGCGAATTGGATATGTCTTTGAAAAAGTTTACGATTTAGACAATATCAAATTAGCAATAATGAAATCTTCGCTCGGCAAAAGAACTCAAAAAAGAGTTAAGCGTGTAATAGATAATATTGATGTGTATGCCGTAAAAATTAAGCACCTATTAATAACTAAGCAATATAGTCCATCTCCGTATAACGTAAAAATTATACAAGATGGTTCAAGCGGAAAAATTAGAACTATCTTCAAGCCGTGTTATTATCCTGACCAAATTATACACTGGGTTTTGATGTTACAATTACAGGTTGTAATTATGCACGGCATGTATAAGTATAATTGTGGTAGCGTACCAGGAAGAGGAACAAGCTTTGGGCAAAAAATATTAAGGAAATGGCTTGATTCGGACTATAAAAACACAAAATACTGCTTAAAAATGGATGTAGCAAAGTTTTATCCATCCGTGAATAACGAGTTATTAAAGCGGATGTTTCGTAGAAAAATAAAAGATAAGGACTGCCTATGGTTGATTGACACTATTATAAACAGCAGTTCTGGTTTACCTATCGGCAATTATACCAGTCAGTGGTTTTCTAACTTCTTCTTACTGGGATTAGACCACTATATTAAAGAAAAATTGGGCGTAAAATATTATGTAAGATATGTTGACGATCTAGTTTTGCTGGGCCCGAATAAAAAGAAACTGCACAAAGCAAGGAAATTAGTATCCGAATACCTTAACGGCATTGGACTAAATATAAAAGACGACTGGCAGGTATTCAGAGTAAGTAACAGGGCAATAGACTTTTTGGGATTCCGATTCTTTAGGAATAAAACTATTCTAAGAAAGAGAAATGCCCTTAGGATTAGGAGAAGAATCAATAAAATCACAAAGAAAGGTTATATAAATTATAAAGATGCCTGTGCGGTTGTATCTTACTGGGGCTGGATTAAAAGAAGTAACAGTTATAATTTTTACCATAAATATGTAAAACCAGCCGTAACTGTTGGTTTTGCTAAGAAAGTGGTGAGCGATATTGCAAAAATACGGAATCGTACAGGACGGAAAATTGACATTAAGCGAAAATTACCAAGAAGGATATAAACCTGTAGTTTTTGCAGAAATACCTGACGCATTTGATCAAATGACGCAATGTATATTCCAGGGGAATGCTCTCGATAAGGGTGACTACATTGAGGTTGGAATAGAAATCAGGAATATAGAACCCGAAGAAATTATTGGAGATAGTTATGATTAACGGTAAAATTAAGACCTGCATGGATTTATTAGAGTTAATTAGCCAGCAGGAAAAAATAATTGCAAAGCAAAATGAAACAATCGCAAAACTTGTTAACAAGAACATGGAACAGGAAAATATGATAAACACATTAATGCGAGATTTTGAGGTGTAAAAATGAAAGAATATAAGGAAATTATAGTAAAAAATCTTGATGGTAAAACTTCGCGTTGGTATATCGGTGAACCGCCAAAGGTTATGAATAAAATTTCCACCCCAAAACTAATAAAGAAACCTTTATAGTTTATCCAACTAACGAATAGGCGAGCATAGAAAAGAACTATATAGAAGATATTTCTAAACAAACAGGAGGTGACTTAACATTGCCTTAAAATTAATCACAGGCCCGACAACCGAACCGGTAACGCTTGCTGAAGCAGATGCGCACTGTAGGCTTGAGTCTACAGACGATGCAGCGGAAAACGCATACAGGCAAGGGCTTATAAAAGCAGCTTCGGAATTCTGCGAAACGTATCAGCGCCGGGCTTTTTTAACACAAACTTGGGAGTTATGGCTAGATGACTTTCCCTGCAAAGATTACATCGACATACCCAGGCCGCCGCTTCAGTCGGTAGCCTATGTGAAATATTACGACACAGAAAATGTTGAACACACTATGCCTGAAGCTGACTATTTTGTTGATGTGATTAATGAGCCCGGGCGTGTATCGCTTGGGTACAGCAAACTATGGCCAACTGAAACACTAAGACCAGCAAATGCTGTTTGTGTGAGGTTTACAGCTGGTTATGCACCTGACGGTGATGATTTAACTGCCAACATCCCTCAGAAAGTTAAACAGGCTATATTGTTACTCGTTAGTCACTGGTACGAGTACCGGGAGCCGGTGCAGGGAGGTAACATTTCAAAAGAGATTGAGTTCGCCGTTTCGTCGCTGCTTGGCCAGGACCGCGTTATTTTAGTTTAGGAGGTGGTTAGCTTTGGGTGCCGGTAAATACAGGAACAGAATAACAATCCAGCAGCTAACCACTTCCAAAGGTAGCATGGGTGGCGCGGTAAAGACTTGGACAACTTTTAAGGAAGTTCACGCGCAGGTTCAGGCTTTATCCGGGCGCGAGTATTGGCAGTCAAAACAAGTTAACGCTGAGACTACACACAAAATAAATATTCGGTATTTGCAAGGTGTGTTGAAAACCATGAGGGTTATATTCGGTAGTCAGGTTTTGGAAATTGAATCTGTCTTACCGGATGAACGAAAAACTGAAGTGGTTATGATGTGCATAGACCGAGGTGAGACTGTTTAATGTCTAGAAGAAGGAGCAGAACTGGCAGCGCAAAAACAAGAGCTGTAATAAACGGCGAAGCTGAATTAATGAATAGACTCAACGGTATGGCTGCTGGACTTAAAAAAGAAATAACAACAGAAGCACTAAAAGCAGGTGCAGAGGTAGTTAAACGCGAAATGTCAGCAAAAGCGCGTGGTAGTACAGCGCAGTCTATAGAAATACAATTTCCTTTGACCACAGGCATGCCTAAAGTTATTATCGGCCCGGATAAAGATCACTGGTACGCAGCTTTTCAGGAATTTGGTACAAGAAGACACATCATAAAAACGAAAGTGAGCGGCTTAAGTCGCAGTAACGCTCACGGCACACTAAGAACAAGTTTAAATTTTAATCAAGGTGATAGATATAAAAAGGTACTTGCTGGAGATGGTGAAATATTCGGTAGAGTAGTAAATCACCCCGGCACGAGTAGAAAGCCGTTTGTAAGACCTGCTATCGATGACCACGAAGCAGAAGTAAAAGCAGCTATGATGGCAGTTATTCGCAGACGTTTGGGGGTGACTTGATGGGATTGATTGAGGATTTTTACGGTAGGTTATCTACTTATCCCGGTTTGGTTGCCTTGGTAAATGATCGCATATGGCCAGTAGAAGCCGAGCAAGGAGTAAAAGAACCATATTGCGTATACGAGCAAGTTTCGGGTGGTAGGAGGTATTCCCATAGCGGTTACAGTAACCTACAGCGCTCCCGGATGCAGGTTAATTGTTATGCTGACACATTCGAAGCAGCAAAAGAAATAGCGGCTCAGGTTACTGCTGCACTGGAAAGCTGGTCGGAGGCTAATGTAAAAGCAGTAGGCAGTTTTCAGCAAAATGAGATCGACATGATCGACATTGACACGGGCTTTTATGTTGTCATGGTCGATTTTTTTGTTTGGTATAAAGGATAAAAATAAGGAGTGATACATAAATGACTGAAGCTAATGCAGCTTTTGGCACGACTTTAACAATTAGCAGTACAGCAATTGCCGAGCTTACAAACATTGGCGGCGTTGATATCTCTATGGATACCATTGATGTTACAAACCATGACAGTCCTGATGCTTACAGGGAGTTTATAGGTGGACTTATTGATGCCGGGGAAGTGCCGGTAGAGGGTAATTTTTATCCTGGGGATGTAGGGCAGGTAGCTTTGTTAACAGCCTTAAATTCCAGAACAACCGCCGCCTTTGTGATAACTTTCCCTGCTGCCGTAGGTGCTAACTGGAATTTTAATGCACTTGTTACCGGTTTTAAAGCAGCAGACGCACCTGTTGACGGGCAATTGCCCTTCAGCGCTACTCTGAAAATTTCAGGCAAGCCTACACTTAACATAACAGCTTCTACTGGCCTGACAACTCCGTTCTTCACAGTCAGCGGCGCCGGTACTTTGATAGTGCCTGCGGCATCCGGTAGTGTGTATGACTACGTGGTTAATATCGCTACAGGGGTAAGCTCTGTAACTATTACGCCGACCGCCAGCGCAGGAACTATTACGGTCAACGGAAATACAGTGACTTCAGGGCAGGCATCCAGTGCAATTGCTTTAGGCGCTGCCGGTAGTGTTACGACAGCCACTATTGTGGTACAGGAAACTAATAAGACACCCAAGACGTACACACTGCGCCTAACAAGGGCTGCAGCGTAGGAGGTAAACGATGAGTAATATCAGTAAAAGCAAAACAATAGCTGTTGTAAGTATCGAACTGGATAAACCCCGGCAGCTTAAATACACCAATGGGGCGCTGAGGAAATTTCAGGAAAAAACAGGCAAAGCAGCCTTGAAAATGAAACCGGAAGAATTTAATGAGTATCTATCTGAAATACTTTGGGCTGGCTTGTTGCACGAGGATAAGGATATAACGGTTGATCAGGTTGATGAAATGATTGGTCCCAGTAATATGTATTATGTGATAGGTAAAGTAACAGAGGCGTGGGGAATGTCCATGCCGGAGCCTAAAGAAGTTGAGGCTAACGCAGACCCTTTGCAGGAGAACCTCCCGACCTAGATGACCTCTGGGTGTTTGGGAGGTATGATTTACGATTATCTGAGCAGGAATTTTGGGTTTTAACACCGGGGCAGTTTGACTTGTTAGCAAAGCGCCATATAGAGCAGAGAAAGTCAGAAATTTACTTAGAGCAAACAAAGATAAAGCGGTCTGACCAGCAGGCCGCTTTAATTTGTTGTGTGCTGGCTAACATCAACCGGGATAAAAAGAAAAAACCTACCCCGTATAAGGTAGATGATTTTATGCCTGTGGAAATTGGTAAAAAGAAAAAGCAAACAGCACAGGAACAGTTTCAGATTGTGAAGATGCTTAATGCGGCGTTTGGTGGGGCGGTTACCTAGGTTTATCGTCCCACCAAAATTTGCAGTCCTGGCATTCATAGCGTTTAGGGGTAAACATAAGTAAAAAAGGTATTATTAGAACAACCGGTATTAACCATAATAAAAATGTGAAAAATAACCCAAATAAAAATAAAATAACACTAAGCTTTATGGATGCTGAAAATATTTCAGCCTTACTTTTGATTTGTACTCTATTTGATTTGCACCTTGGGCAAGGTGACCAATTGTCTGTCATGGTTTCAACTCCTTTTGTACATAATTATGCTTTATAGTTGACTAATTTACAATAAAAATATAATTTTGGAAGTGGTAAATTTGAGTGTTGGTCAATTGAATGTCGAGCTTATGCTTGACACATCGGATATGGTTGCTGCTCTTAGAGAATCACAGGAGAGGCTTGCTTCATTGGGCAGGGAAACTTCTAGGCAGATGCAAATTGTCAGAGCTGAATTTAATGCTGCCACTCTTCGCATGGATGAGAATACCGATTCAACTGAAAGATTAACAGCACAGCAACAATATTTAGGCCAAAGATTAGAACAGCAACGTAATATAATAGACCTTTTAAACGACACATACCAGAGAAGTGTTGAAGTAAACGGAGAAAACGCTGATGCTACACAGCGCCTGGCTGTTCGTCTTGCGCGGGCCCGTGAGGAAGAAGCAAGAACCGAAGCTCAGATCAGAGAAACAAACCGACAGCTGCGCGATCAATCGGAAGCAGCAGATGATAATAGCAACAGCATGCAGGACATGCTTGAAAGATTAAGTGGTCTTGGCGAGAGAATGAAGGGTATCGGAGAAGGAATGAGCAAATATATCACCGCTCCGATGGGAGTTGGGCTTGCCTTAGTAACCGAAGGAACGGAAGAGCTTCGCCGCGAACTAGGTCTATTAGCAACAAATGCAGAAATGGTTGGTGCTAAATTAGAGGATGTTAATAAAGCGTATCGGACACTTTACGGTTTTCGTGATGATTTGGGAGCAAATAACGAGGCAATGTCAGGCATTTTAAATATGGGTTTTAAAGGTGAAGATATACAAAAAATAACAGAGCAGATTATTGGTGCGTCAGTTAAATTCAAAGACACATTGAACCCGGAAGGTATCGCTGCAGACATGCAGGAATCTTTAGCGCAGGGCCAGACTACTGGTATGTTTGATGAGATGCTGAACCGCATGGGAGTTAATTTGGATGATTTTAACGCTAAATTAGCTGAAGCAAAGAAAAACGGAACTGAGCTTGATTTAGTGTTACAGACTTTATCGAATCTTGGTTTAACCCAGGTTTACGATAAATACGTTGAGGTGAATGACGTTGTTGTAAAAAACAGAGAGGCTACATTTGATCTAAATATGCAGCTAAAAGAGCTGGGTGATACGCTGCAACCCATAACAACCAAGCTCACTGAATTAAGTGCCAAATTGGTAGAGCTATTTAATATGCTTCCTGAATGGGCGAAGGATGTCACCTTGGTTTTTGGCGGCTTGCTTTTTATTTCAGGTCCGATAATTTATACATTAGGTCAAATAGCTGGTTGGCTAGGTAAATTGAAAGATGGTTTTGTGTGGCTTGTTGACAAGCTAAAATGGCTTGCCGGTCTAAGATTTGTCACCATCATTGAAAGCCTAACAACATTAGCCGCAAATGTCTTACCTGCGCTTGTTGCAGGTTTTGCTATTTTATGGGAGATAATAACAGCTCCATTAACACTCGTAGCCGCCGCCATTGCCGGATTAATCTATTTGGGTTATGAGTTATATAAAAACTGGCAAGGAATAAAAGATCTTTTCTCTGATATAGGTGAAAAGCTAGGTTTAATTGAAAAGAAGAAAGATATTAATATTGATACTAATCAGGTAGATAAAGCTAATAGAGATATTCAAAATCTGCAAAACAATATCGACCATGTAGAAAATAATAAAGAAATAACCTTTAAAGGATCGCCTGATGATTTGATAAAAAGTTTAATTGAAAATAGCGGATTTTGGGCTGATCTGGCTGGAGAGCAAGATCCTGTTTTTGTTGACATTGAAGCCGGCCCCATGATGGACTCCATCATAGAGGATTTCGGAACACTGGATAAGAGTATAAAAAATATTAAATTCAATCTATCCAAAGACAATATTTTAAGTTTAGTTGTTGATACTGAACCTATTGATACTTTTTCCAATAAGCTCGGAACATTATCCGAAAAGTTAACTGAATTAAAATCTAATACTTTGTATGATTTTGGATTTGCTTTTGGTGAATTTATACGGAATATATTAACTGAAGGTGAAAAAATAATAAATTGGTTCGCTGATTTACCAGGTAATGCCCATAAGTATATGATAGAATTCAAAAATAACGTTGTAAATGAATCAAGTGAGATGCTCAATGGCGCTATCGGCTATATCAAGGAATTACCTGAAAAAACCTATATTTACTTCAGAGAAATGATAGATTCTGCTATTAGATCAGGTAGAGACTTCGTAAATGGTTTTATCGAAAGCATAAAAGATCTGCCTAATAGATTCTGGGAGTACCTTTTAAGTATAATAGACGGCATAATTAATTTCATACCTAATTTAATCAAAGAAGCGAAGCGCATGGGCAACGAGTTTATTAAAGGTTTTAAAGATGGATTAACCGGCAAAGAAGTAAAAATAAATGTCGGATCTGCTGCTTCAAGTATCAGTTTGCCGGGATTGGCTTCAGGAGGTACCATAACTTCTGCGGGCTCTGTTTTAGTCGGTGAGTACGGCCCGGAGATACTTAACTTACCCAGGGCAGCTTCTGTTACTCCGCTCGATAGCAGCCAAGGCAGCGGCATAGATTATAACCGCTTGGCAAATGCAATGATTCAGGGCTTAACCGGAGCTAAATTTGTATCCGATATAAATACAGGAACCGTAAAATTAATGGTTGGAAATATTCTCCGAAAGGAGACAAGAATATAAATGGCCGCTTTATATACTGCCGCTGGAGCACTTATTACAGAGCGCGTTACTTCTGTCATTCCTGATTATGAGATTTCAGAAGTAGAAAATAAACTGCTTGATAATTCAATACACACGCAGATAATAGGTACTCCGGCTCGTATCTGTAAAATTTCTTTGGTCGTTACTTCTGTGTCGGCTAAAAATAGCATAGACACATATAAATCCCTAAAAACACCGGTCAAAGTGACTGCTGACGGCAACTATTATATGGGTATAATCCGCGGCAGTCCTGAGTGGGATAGGTTGGCACCTGGCGTATACCAAACAAACCTCACTCTGATAGTCTCCGAGGAGGGCACAGTATGAGAAATGATTTACCTCCAGAAATTCAGGCCAGGATAAACTTTGTGCAGCAGACTTTGTACAATAACGCGGACCCGCGCATGGAAGCTGTGATCGTCAAGGCCAACCGCACCCTAGATATACAAACAATCAGCACCGGCACAGTGGGAAGTATTGACCTGGCAGCAAAAATAGTAGACGGTACCGTAACTGAAATATGGATTATCTCCGTAGTGGATGCGCAGGCTGTCGTAAATGTCTACACCTACGCTGAAACTATTGATTTTACTACTCCTGACAGGACATTTACGTTGGACACGGAGGAGGCCGGCGCTAAGGTTAGGGACGTATCAATTGCTTTTGACGGTGACCTGCCTTGGCTGTTTTGGGTAGAGCGTGGTGTTTCTTATGACAAAATTTTTGCTTTACAATGGGATGGCACCGGAACACAACCGGCAGGCACAGAATTAGTGTCTGTAGCAAGGTGATAATATGGCAACAACAATTTTAACCCCGGCAGATTTAAATAGCATACGCTCTAACCTATCCGGTGACTATGTATTGGGATCAGACATTGATTTATCAACATACGCGAACTGGGAGCCTATAGGCACTGCAGCGTCACCTTTTACCGGCACTTTAGATATGGCTAGACACACAATATCTAACCTAACCATTAATAGGCCGACAGAGGATAATGTCGGTCTTTTTGGTGTATGCAGCTTCACAGTGCTGGCCAAGGCTCCTAATATAAAAAGCGGTACCGTATCAGGTACAGTCACGGGTCAAGATAATGTCGGCATCATGGCCGGGAAAATACTAACAACGCTATACGTCGTAGACGCAGGGCTTGACCTGATTCTTGATTGCAGCACAACCGGCACTATACAGGGCCGGAATAACGTTGGCGGTATGATAGGCTATATCCAAGGCCCGGCGTATGCTGGACATACCACAGCTCCTAATATATACAGTTATGCCGTTTTAGAGGAATGTTTAGCACGAGTAGCTGAGTGCAATTCAACGGCTGCCGTGACTGGCTCCGGACAAAATATAGGTGGTTTGGTCGGGTACCTGAATGAAATTTTTGTACTCCAAAGTCGTGCCTCTGGAAATGTCACCGGTGGAAACGTTGTCGGCGGAATGATTGGCTACTATTACCGGGGTGCTTGTCGTTACTGCTACGCTACTGGAAACGTAACAGGTACCCTGGTTGTTGGTGGTTTAATTGGTCAGGCAAGATACAGGCCGAGAATATCCAAGTCATACGCAGAGGGCAATGTAACCGGCACGGCTACACTCACAGATGAACCAACAAATTATTTAGGGATAGGATACGGCGGCCTTGTTGGAGATTGTGATCTAGAAGTTATTGATCGCTGTTATGCCGTCGGTAATGTAACAGGACCAACAAGAGTTGGCGGTCTTGTAGGCGGCTGCTATGGTGGCAAATATGCTAGTCCAAATATTTCAGACGTATTTGCTGCAGGTGATGTGTACGCTGCAAATGGCACTTTTGGCCATGCCGGTGGCTTGATAGGCTATGTATTTGCTCCTGACGCCGAGTTTTCAAGAGGATTTTCTTACGGAGCGATAACCTCAGAGACTGAAACGGATGCCGTTATTGGAGAAATCGGAACTTCAGCTTTAAATCAGGTTGTTGGTACGCCGACAATATATGAAAATTTCTACTATAACAGTGATACTAACCCAAGTATATCGACGGTTAATGGTGGCGAAGGACTAAGTATTTCTGATTTCCAGAGTGCAGATCCGTTTGACGATGAGTGGAATAATTTTGATAACACATGGGTGATAGACTTGGATGAGGCTGATTACCCAATACTAAAGGTGTTTTATGACCCATTGGGCATTGTTGTTTCTGCAGTGAAGGGCACGGCAGCGCAAGGGCTTATATGTGCCTATACGGTTGACGGTAAGACGTACTACAGAAAATTTGACGGTACTTCCTGGGCGACTGCAGTGGAGATAACAGAGTTGCCTGCCGGTACCGACACACTGAGTACATTTAGAACTAACGATGACAGAATCGGTTTTATAGCTGATGTTGACGGTGCTATGAATTTGGCGTTGACTCAGGCAGACAGCATGACCATTGAGCACACAAAAACCCTCCCTGCCGGTACATGCGGAAATTTAATTCAGACCGACGAGGATAAGCCGAAGCTGTATTATGTTAATTCCATACAGGCACTAAGTAAAAGTGAGGCTGTTTTTACCGGAGATTGGGCGGCTCTTGCCTTTACTGCAGTTATTAATTTGGCTTCAGATAGTTATATTTCGAGGCTTAGAGCAAAGCATTTTGACGAAAAGACATGGATTGCCTGGCGGTCGCGAGGTCAGCACAGGATATACCCACAGAGCGAAGCCGCAGACGTTGAGGAATCTTTGAAGTTGGTTAGTGGCAGCATCGAGATCCGTCAGGATACCCCGGTTGTGTCGGTGTCGTTGGAGGTTGATGGTTTTGACAGGCCGGAGGGTGAGGCTGGTGGAGGTTCAGAAGAAGTTATTGGGTATCAAGAAGTTACGCCTATACCTTATATACCTGTCGAGTATGAACAAAAAATAGTTGTACCAGAAACGTATGTACAAAAAACAGAAATACCAGAAGGCTACACTGGTATTTATGCTGTTGATGATCTACTGGCTATTCAAAGTGATATGGCCGGTAAATACATTCAAATGGCTGATATTGATTTGACCGGTATTGGGTGGTCGCCTTTAGTAGGAACATCCGGTGAAAAGTTCGGTGGTATATATAACGCCAACTTATATAAAATAACAGGATTAAACGGTTCACCTCTTTTTACAGATATAGATGGTGCTGCAAATTATAATGCACCAGGTAAAGTAGAAAATCTTATTCTGGATTATTGCGAAAATGCAGCAATATGTAGCGCTAACCTTGGTATTCTCAAAAATTGTACTGTAACTGGAACAAGCCAACTATATTTTGGTGGTGGAGGTTCGGTTGTAAGTTGTATTGTCAATGGAGAAACAGTTGGTTTTGTTGGTGGTGAAGGAACTGAAGATGATCCTTTTCTCGTATCCAGTGGTGCAGATTTTGAATTTGTCGCTTGGGATATGTCTGCTTATTATCTTCAGGTTGCTGGCATTGATATGAGTGATTACGGTGATTTAGTTCCAGTGGATGGGCCACCTCAAGGCATGTTGCAAGGTGATTACAATGGCAACTTGTACAAAATAACCAACTTAGCAAATCCGCTATTTAACGGCACACATGGTCCTTTATCCATACCTGGCACAAATGGGATTGTCCGGAACGTAATTGTTGAGTCAGATAATGCTAGTATTTGTGGTTATCATATGGGAACGTTAAGAAATTGTACCGTAGTTGGAAGTAATTCTCGCTTAGTTGCCTCATACAATCAACCTGGTGCAATTGTAAAATCATTCGAAAATGGTGTGCAAGTTGGAATGGAAGATGGTTCTGGTACCGATGAAGACCCCTTCATAGTTAAGACAGTGGAGCAATTGATACTAATTAAAAATAATATGACCGCATACTACAGGCAGATATCTGATATTGATTTGTCTGTTTACCAAGATTGGCAGCCTATCGACGGCCCTCCTAATGGAATGCTTGAAGGCGGTTATGATGGGAATGGATACAAGTTTACGGGGGTAAATAATGATGGATTATTTACCGGCACGTATGGTTTAAATTCATCAACCGCGATAGGTGAAATAAAGAATGTTAGGGTTATAAATGCAAATTTGGGCGGTAAACCGGCGATAGTAACTTCATATAATGAAGGCAAGATAACTAACTGCTATGTGAGTGGTAATGCATGTGTAGCTGTCGGTAATTATTACGGCGGAGAAATTAGTTATTGCACTGTAGATGCTGATATTGACTGCAATGAAAATGTAGGCGGCATCTGTGGCGGCAATTATGATAGCGATAGTAAAATACATCATTGTATAGTTAATGGTAACATTGAGGTTAGAGGCACAGGAAACGCTGGTGGTATTTGTTATAGCAATGATGGAAATATTTGTGATTGCATAACAACATGCAATATCACTGCTGAGAGAGATGCGGCTGGTCTAATTGGGCAGAATTACTCTAGTGTGCCGGTAAAAAATTGTCACACTGAAGGAAATATCTTATCCACTGGTTATGCAACATCTTATGGAACAACAGAAGGAGACGCTGCTGGTTTAATTGAGTATTGTGCCGGAGAAGTGGAAAATTGCCATGCAACGGGAAACGTAAAAGGTGTTGGGTATGTTGGTGGCTTGTTTGGATATTTAGGAAAATCAGTTAGCAAATCATATGCTACAGGAGACGTTGAAGGTGGTCATGATTCAGGTGGGTTTACTGGAGGTATGGGTGGCGAAACAACCGTTGTAGAGGAATGTTTTGCTAGTGGGAATATAATTGGAGATGGAAAAGCCGGTGGCTTTGCTGGTGGTTGTTGGGATGCTAAAATACTTAATTGTTTTGCAACGGGTGATGTAACAACAAATTCGACTTCAGGCAGTGATTGCGTCGGTGGTTTTATAGGTGTGGGTGGTGGTGATTGGGAAAACTGCTATTCAATCGGGAAAGTTACAGGGGAAATTGATGATATCGGTGGATTTTTGGGGTGGAATTATATAGCCTGGGAAAGCGGCGACTATATAATAAATAACTGCTTCTATAACTCTGAAACCTCTGGTCAATCAGATACCGGTAAGGGCGAACCTAAAGCCACAGCAGAACTAAAAAATCAATCAACTTTCACCGACTGGGACTTTGACGCTATCTGGAAACTGTCAAGCATAACACAAGGATATCCAGCACTGCAATGGCAGCTCGGAAATGATGAATATACACCAAATTATCCCCCTGCCAGCAAAATACGCCTGTACTATAAAGCCGGTGATTCAGAGCCATTGCCAATGGGCTATTTCTATATAGACAGAACTCAATTTGAGGTAGGGCAGCCTAACGTCTCAGTAGATGCGAGGAACAGCATAGGCAAGTACCTAAAAGACCAAACATTTGATGAAAGAAATGTATATTCAAAACAGCAGGTACAGACACTGCTTACGCAGATCCTTACCGGGGCAGGCATAACAAACTATTTTGTAGGCCCAGAAACAACCGAAGTAGGTATTGAGTTTTCACCTAATCAGGACGTTCTGAGTGGCATTAATGATGTGCTTACTACAGTTCGGGACTGGATGATCCGAGAGGAAACTGCTGACGGAAAAGTTATTGTTGCTGAGAGGACAGATGAAGCTTTTACACAGCCTGGCACTTATACTTTTTACCGTAACCGCGACGTATTCAGTCGATCAGTTGCCAAGGATGATAATAATACCTATGGCAGAGTATGCGTGCATACTTCTGATTTCTCGGTTAGGGTGTATAGGAGCGTATCATCAAACCTCGGATGGTTGCCCCCAGCACAAAAAACACTGTACCAACAATGCCCTGATGGAACTACCTCCGCACAGGCAGCTGCACTGGCAACAGAGATAGCGGAGCAGTTAAGCAATTCTGGAGAGGTTGAGGAATTCGCCGGTCCAATCAGACCGCAGCTAATGCCCGGGGATGAGGCTATCATTATTGATGAGGACGGCCCCAGATTGGTTGGAATTATTACAACGGTTACTCATAATTTCGGGCTTGACGGGTTTTATACTCAGTTTACTGTTGACAGCGGAGGTAAGATTAATAAGCCGCTGCTGAGTGATTACCTGAAGCAAATCAGTACAGGAACAATAAAGGCAACGATAATCAATTAAGCACTCTGTAGGGTGTTTTTTATTTTATTTACCGGGGGGTGAGGTGATATTGGAACAGGAGGAAATTGTTCGAAAAATATCAACTCTTGAAGCAGAGGTGAAATACTTGAAAGAGCGTGATACACAGCTTAACGGCACGATTCAGAAGGTTGATGCAAAAGTGGACACCTTGAAAAACTGGCTAATTGCAACTCTGGCAGGAGTATTGGCCAGTATTTTTGTTAATTTAGTAAAATAGGAGGAAATCATGAAAAACAAACCAATTCACTACCTGCAATACGATTCCCGTTGGGGCAGTATTATGTTTTCTAATCACGGCGACAAAAAGCAGACAATTGCTTCATCTGGATGTGGTGCAGCATCCTCCGCCATGGTGCTGGCTACGTTTTGCGATCCTGCGATAACCCCGGAGGGTGTGGCATATAACATCTTAGAGCACGGCAAGCGCACCTATAGCAATGGGGTAGACTGGTCCTGGTTCCCTGTTATGGCGCAGTTATACGGGCTGCAGTTTGAGCAGACAGGCAGCACCGACAAAGCTATTCAGGCTATCCGTGATGGCGCATTGGTAGTAGCCAGTATGGGCCCCGGATACTTTACCTCGTTTGGTCACTATATCATGCTTTGGGGCCTAGATGAGGCAAATAAGCAAGTTCTTGTTAATGACCCGAACAGCACGGTCAGGACGAAGGCCAGCTACGATGTGTTTAAGCAGCAGTCATCACAGTATTTTATTTTTAGGAAGGATGATGGTCCGGTGGAAAAAATTAAAATCATAGTCGAAGGTAAAGAAATTGATGGTTTTTTGATTAATGACCGGGCATATGCACCGGTTAAGGATGTTGTCGATGCTATGAACAATACCGTCAAATGGGATGACGCAACCAGAACGGTTACTGTAAGTTAAATAAAAATAATTTTAGGAGGTACAAGCGATGCAACAAATAATATATCAGTCATTAGGTCAATTATTATCAGTGCTTATTTATGTAGCAGTATTTACTTTGATTTCTTATGTCGGAGTAGTGTTTAGGAGGCTTTTCCCTGTCGTTAATACCTGGCTTGAAGCTAACACCAGCGCAGCCCAGCAGAAACTCATTAAGGAGCTTGGCCAGCAGGCTTTTGTTTACGCTGAGACAGTTTTTCGCGACAAAAACGGGGCCGACAAACTGCATGAAGCATTAGCGTATTTTAATAAAAATATGAGTAAATACGGCATAGAATTACCCTATGAAAACATTAGAAATGCGGTTGAACAGGCCTGGCTATCGGACAAGAGTCTAAGGACGTTTAACCTGGATGCCGTTATTGATGATATGCAGGATGAGCCTATTCCGGAGCCGGAAGAAACAGTTTAATATTTTATAAGCCCTGGCCTTTGCGGTCGGGGCTTTTTGTTATTTTCTATATAATAGGTAGTAACCTTATAAAACGAAAAAATACAAGAGATGGAAAATTTAAAGTGCCCTACAATTAGGACACTTCCATGTTGGATAAATTAAATCGGTTAGTGCGTGTGAAGGTTGTAAGATAAATAGTAATAATAGAGTATATTTCAATACACTTGCACCAACCAAAATAATTATAAGATGTAAGTTCTAAAATGTCAATCCTGTTCCTTTTCTAAATCATGTTCCTTCGCCTTAATATAATTTAAAAGGGCTTGGTTAGTTACGGACGCTTTTGATTCACCTGTTTTTTTAATATATTCATTGAGCAAATTGAGCGTCTCCGGCTCAATCTGTGTGCTATACGCTATCTTTGCCAACCCAAGACCCCCTAATACTCAGTATATTTATCGTCAACCGCTAAGCCAAAACTACTGTCATATTCAGCATCGACGACGATATATTGATCTACAAATCTATACCCCTTTTCAAGTACATACTTAACCGGTACTGGCACCTCATAGTCGTCCATGCTAGATTTTTGGGCTTCCTCTAAATGTGTTTCTAAAACGCACATAATGGAATGGCCGGAGTCTGATATATAATAATGATATGGTTTTAGCTCCTCCGGCAACCCCTGATACTGTTGATTCTGAACCATATGAGCAATGTCTTGTAGGCTTTTCCTCAACACAATCCCCTCCCTAAATCCATGATTTTGAATATTCTCGATCCTTAAATAGTGCAGCAAGTCCGGTAATTTGCTTTAATCTAAGTAATTCATCAACATCCATTCCAAGATGCTTTGCAATCCAACTGTCCGACTTTCCCATTTCCACAAGCTCAGCCACGATGTTGCTCATTAGGTCAATGTTGTGCGTACCCCTTGCTCGATTGTGCCGGATGGTAGAGGCCATGCGGTCACTAATGGGTTTATCTATTACGGATACTGGCATTAATCCGTTTTCTCGCTCATAAATGTCCTTGTGTTTTAACATTACGGTATATCGGTGGTAGCCGTCCACTAATTCGTATATATCGTTTTCTGCATCATAGTAGCAAACTATCGGCATTGTGTAGCCGTCCTCTTTAATTGAGTCATATAAAAGTTTCATTTCAGGAGGAGCAACGGCATTAGGATTCCATGAATTGGCCCGTATTTTTTCTACCGGTACTGGTATGACGTTATAAACCGGACTCTTAAACTGTTTCGCTTTTACTTTCATTAATACCGTACTCCTTTACATACTCAATGAAACTTCCGCGTTGCTTACCTTCCAGAAATCCTTCGTTGGTAAGCATTTCTATAAGGTATTTATTTTTCGTGGTCATAGTGACAACGCCTTTAATATCCTTAATGGCGTTATTAAATAACTTCCTAAATATACCTTTCTGGCGGTATCTTTCAACAACATAGCAACTTCCGATCTGATAGTGAGATTTTGTCTTCTGCCAAAGGTAGCAAAACCCAACAGCCTTCTTCATTTCAAGAGCAATAATCCATACTTTCCCATCGTCGTCGTAAATTCTGTAACCAATTTCATTGTCAACATCACGACGAGCTAGAAATTGACCCAGCGTGGAGTAAAAGTTCTTATCCTTGTTGGTTAGTCTAATTATTTTCATGGCTACCCCCTAAAGGTTCCGGTACTTTTCAATTAACTGCCTCTGCCTCTCAACTTGATTTTTTGTCTGTGCAAATGACAATCCTTTGCACAGGTGATCATTCTTCAGTATGCACATGGCCATCCTGCGCCATGTCGGTGCATAATGCTTGCTTTCGATTTCTCCGGGTAAGCAGTCTTCAATCTTGGTATACCTGACAACCTTTTTATTTTTCTTTCCCCTGGTGGCCATCCTGTCCGTTACCACAGCAGATCCAGGTAACTTACTAAGGCACTCATCCGGCAACCCGCATCCATTCTGGTTCCAATACCGCATAAACCGAATAAACCGGCTAACGTAATTATCTCTTGTTTCCGGCGGCAATGATGCAAGTAATAGCTTTGTATAGCTTTTCCACGTATGACCTTTCGGTAGTTGCACCTGCCGGTAACCCAGGGCTTTTGTGCCGCAATAAATGTTGCCGAAGTTTGCGCCAGATACCCTGTTAACTACCCTGGCCCAAGTTTCTGGCTCAATGGCCCGGAATAGGTTAAGCCCGATTCGCTGATCGTCGCCATATGGCTGACATATTCTCATATCATGGATGCCGACACCTGCTTTGTAGAATAGGTCGTACAGCTTATTGTAGTTCCAGTTATTCTTACCGTTGGCGGACCAAATATCTTCCGTCCGCCAGTCATAAATAGGGTAGCAGTTATAAACATTATCAGCCGTTTTGGTGGTCCAACTAATGCCGGCATAAGATTCCTTGTTTTGCATTGCAATTGTACGGAACCGGTTAAGGCTTTCGTCGGAGCGTATACCAACCAGACAGGCAGTTCTTTTTCCTCCAGAAAACCACTTCCCGAATTCTGGCACAAAATCTTCAAACTCCATCCGGTATCGATAAAACGGAAAATAATCCTGATCATTGATAATAGGAAAATCAGGAAACTGCCTAATCCATTTATCCTCCAGACCAGGCTCCCAGCAACACCAAAACGGCTGATAGACAGACACGGCATTACGTAAATTAAGAGGAAGACATACCCAATATGAGATAATGAGATCGGCGTTGTTTTCGAGCATTTCCTGTATGTAGTCAACAGTATCAGGGTATTGACCCTCTAGGTCGACAACTAGGACACCAATTTTATCACTAATGTTATTTTTACGCATATAGTCCAGAATAAGATTCAAAACAACTCCGCTGTCTTTCCCGCCAGAAAAGGAAACGTATATTTTTTCAAACTCAGCGAAAATGGTTTTAATCCGTTCATTTGCAGCATTATACACGTTTTGTTTAAGATATCTCTTACTCACAGCGACTCAATCAACCTCCTTAACTTCCCTTTCTGATTCTTAACCTTATCCACCTCCCGCCTGAAAGCATGGACCGTACTACCTTTTTCGGCTAGAGCCGCAGCTATTCGATCATCTATACTGTTACTGCAGTGTATATCGATATATGTAACCTTATGCTCCTGTCCTATGCGGTGGCATCTGTCCTCAGCCTGGAGCCTTTCAGAATATTTGAATGCATTATTGTAAAATATTACATAGTGTGCCTCGTTAAGTGTCAGGCCATGGCCCCCACAACTTTGAGTTGCCAGGAAAAATCGTGCGCCATTGCGGAACTTTTCAACTTCATGTTGCCTCCTGCGCTCGTTAAGATCCCCGTAAAATAGCGCAACGTCCTCGCCAAGCATCTCCCGGATATGCTCTATATCATAGCGATACTTGGTCCAGATAATAACTTTCCGGCCCCTTGGAATGTCATATATTGTATTCATGAGTGTTTTCAAGCGATCATGCTCGAACTCCAGCATCTCCCCCTTGCGATTCCAGAACCCGCATGCGATGCCCTGCAACACACTAAATAGTCTGAAAATAGTGATCGACGTAAAATAATCGTCATGTTCATCTATCTCAGATAATATTTCATCCTTCGCCCACTCGTAATATTCCCGCTGCTCTCTTGTCATGCTGAAATACCGAGTGCCGTACAGTTTATCTGGCAGATCCAGACATTCCTCCTTAGTCACCTGATAGACATAGGGCTTTATTTTGGTGGCCAAGTACGGCACGTTGTGTGCCCGGACAATCATACCAGGGAACTTGTCGCTGTATTCCAGGTGGTTTGCGGCAAAGGAATAGAACGAATCGTACCCCAGTATTTTAGGCGACAGGAACCTCATTTGAGCAAATAGATCAACTACCCCCTGCGACAATGGTGTTCCGGTCAATATTAACCGATACCGGGCTCGCTTCGACAGTTCTGTTATCCTCAGGGTACGGGTTGCCCGGTGTCCTTTAATATAACTGCTTTCGTCGCAGATAACGAAAGTCTGATCCGTAACAAGCTTATTTATAGCCAAAACTACCCGGTCACTACTGCTCATAGACTCTATGCCGACTATATACCAAAGCACTGCCGGAACATTGCGCTCATTGGTTTTGTTGCTAAATACGCATATAGCATCCGTGGTGCAGTCTGTATGCTTTAAGATCTCCTGCTTAACTGCTTCTTTCAGACTGACAGGGCAAAACCAGATTACTTTATCAATCTTAGTTTTGCGCCGGTCAACAAGCTCTATGGATGTGCGCGATTTTCCGGTACCCATATCCATAAATAGCGCACCGATGCGGCTAGATATAATCTTGTTTACCGCATCTAATTGATGCGGTAATAACTCAGTCCGCAAATTCATCCAACACCACTACCTCCCCTGGCACTTCTAAGGTTGGTGGCTTGCCCGCGGCAATAAATCTCTCGCGTTTTTCAGGGGCATCTACATTTACAACTAAAGTAGCTTTTTTGATTTTCTTAGCTTGATCTATGGCACCAAAAGCCATTTCCGATACCTTGAATCCGTAAATCTTGGCAAAATCCAGAACTTCCTCGAAATTTTCCACCGGGACAACCATGCTGGGGCTACTCCATCTGGCACCGGGTAACCTCTTGGCTACCTTGTAGAAGTCGTCGGAGCGATCCCAAGATATAGCCAGCCAGCCTTTGTATTTTTCTCCGGTACGCAACTGTATCCAACGTGTACATTCCGTTTCGTAAGTTCCAGCAATGGCAGCTTGTCTAATTGCTTCGTCGTAGATCCGAATTGGAAATCCTGCTGCCAGTAACCTATGTCCTGCCTCTGCCGCTCTGTCTGCCGGAGTGCCGTTCTTGGAAATCAGTTTACGCTTCCACGAACCTTCCCACTCCATTTTTAACTGTTTTTTAACTATTTCCCGGAAGTCTTCACGCTTTTCCGGGAAAACAATTTGAATGCCGTTATCCAGAGTGCGAATCTCAGCAACCGTTTCCGTTACCGGTTTTTCCGGGCGAACGGTGGCTTCTACTTTAGCATCGGCAACAACTTCGGCTGGGACTAATCGCTTGTTGCTAATTACTTCATATTCCTTACTGAGCAAAGTCTCTATTTCATAACTCCATCCGCTACCGTTAAGATGGCGGTGATCAATCCACCAACGGGCTTCTGTTCTGGTGTTTTTAATAGATTCCAGTGCTTCGATAGCTTCCATACTAATTGTTTTGTCGCGCTCAACATATATTTCTTGCTCAATGCGGGATATTAACTGCTGACGTAAGGTTTCAGCCCAAGTAATCTGCTTTTCTGAGCCTGTTAGTACTGGCAGTTTCATATCCTTAGCTGCCTCGGCAGCTTCAACATTGTCCTTTTCGCGCTTTTCGGCTAATTCGCGTTGGTAGCACTCATAGCAGAGCTTATGCGGTTCGACGTTTTCAAGACGCCATTCCCGGTTTTTATGCGGTCCGATGAGATTAACAACCTCATCATGGCCACAACTTCTAGTAACTGTATATTTAGCCATCGTAGCACCTCCTATTAAATTTTAGTTTGCCCTCTAAGCTACCCCCAGCAGGGGCAGGAACAAGGCAAGCTATGGCAATTTTCTTTTCATGCGCGGTAAGTATGTCTCAGAAATGAGATGTATCATAGATTTATCTCTAATTCTGTTAGGCGAATTTAAGTAATCGCCATCAACCATTTTACCAAAAATTTCCCTGTCGTATTTCCATCCATGGCCGAACCAAGCGGCCATACCAGCGGATATGTTTTTGCCTTTAGCGTGCAACTGAAAAATTTGTCTTGCATAGCAGGCTTCTAGCTTGCCAGACCGAACTAAAGATCTTAAGTTTTTAAACATTTCTTTCATTTTATCCTCCTTCCGCCAGGCTACCAGCCTGGCACTACAGCACTCGCTGCATAGTAGTTGTTTTCGCAGGTACCTGCGATATGGTTACTTACTCCAGTATCATGGTCCTAGTCGGTTATATTGTTTTTAATTAGGCTATCTATAAATGACGCCTTAAATTCTTCACCTACCCACACGGAATTGCTTCCGTATTGATAGAAGCTAGCCTCGTATAGTCCGGCAGATACAATATCCCTAGTAAGTTGTCTGATTTCCTCCACGGTTTCCCTTGTTTTGGCATTCCCTGCCATCATGCGCAAAGCCTCTGCCATTGTGAATTTACCGCCAACTACGTTGCCTGTTATGTAGCGGTACAGGTGCGCCCACTTCTTGGTAGGCATTGTTCCAATATCATTCTCTCTTGCAAGAACTACTACTAATTTACCGGTAGTAGTTCCTAATTCTGCTGGTGTTCTCAATTAAATACCTCCTTTTTTAAACCCTTGAACTGTGGAGGCAAAGCCTCCTGCCGGGATTCTCGACACTCCATTAGCGGGTTACCTTCCTGGAATTGTGTAATATTTAGCTACTATTGCCTGAGCCAAGTAAGATTCTTTTTTAGCGTCCGGTACTTCAATAGCCTTTAACTTGCACTCTATATCGCCAATCAATTTACCCATATTAATTCTAAAGTCTTTCATTCTGTAAACTATAATGGAATTGCCGTCTTTAACGGCTACCTGGTTTCCATTATAGTTCACAACTGTGCCGTCACACATAGCTTCCCAACCGGCACTAAACATCTCCTTAGCTTCTTTAATTTTTACATCTGCGTTAGCTTCATCTTTAAGAGCTTTAATTATTTTATCTATCATTTAGTTTGTCCCCTTTCAAAGTTATTTTCTATATATAATGTAACACATACATACATGCATGTAAAGTATTTTTTTGCAATAAAATAAAAAAACTTCGGCAATTAGGGCCGAAATAGTATTGTATAATAAACCAACAGTCCCTCCCGCGCCTCTTAGCAATGCGCACCGGGTACCTGATAGGATATCCTGCTACGGCCTTGCTGGCCGTTTCGCTGTCTACAGCTCGTCAGGCAGGCTTTATTGTTTTTAGCGGACTGTCTTTGCATACATAGCGGTTAGGGCACTCCTTGCACCCGCCACTATTTTTGTGCATTTCGCAAAATGTTACTACATCATGGTTTACACCTAAGCTTTCTGCAAGATCCCTTATTGCTCTGAGAGAATAACTGGATATTTCGTGATCTTTCCAGTTACCGGTCTTTTTCCCTGCTTCGTAATAGTGCTGAACTATTTTTCTATGCTCTATTACGGCATCTTGGATGATTTCAATTTCCCGTTTAGTCATTTAGTTTGTCCCCTTTTCTGTTTTTATTTGTAATCCGGTATAATCATTGCCCGGTATTCTTGGTAAATCTCTGCCTCATTTTCAATGTCCATGTAAGCTGCAGCTGCAAACCAGGCTGATATTGCTCCAAGAGCATGGCCCTTGTACCATTCAGTATTGTGCTTTGCCTTAGCCCAGTCAGTGACGTGCATCATGATGCAGTTATGCAGGCTTTGTAGGATGTTTTGTTGGGTGTCGGTTGTTATAATTCATATCCCCTTTCGGTTTCCTTCTTGAAAATAGTTTACCATAATCATCTTGAATATGCAATACCATTTTCAAAAATATTTACGAAAAAGAGCAAAAACCTCATAACCACGATGGCTACAAGGTTTTTGCTCTTATATATTCACTTACGTTAGGGTAACCTGCCTTCTTTGCGTTCTCTTGAATGCGTTCCCACTCCGGATCATTAGCAACAAATGCACGGGCTTTGCGCCTGCCCCCCGGGGAAAATGGTTTTCTCCCTGCTCCAGGACGCGCACCACCGTGTTGTTTAGTTTCTAACATGATGCCACCTCACTTGATTGTAGTATACTAGAATAGTTGGGTCATGTAAAGGTATGTTACTGCTGTCGAAGATATTACTACTACGTACATATAAAAGGCTCTGAAACTGCCCACATTTTACCCACAATGCGAGTCTTTTTTACCCCCAAAAGGATGTTTAAAGGCATGTAAAGCAGGGCAATCAAAAACACCATGAGCCCTTTAAAATTAAGGTGTTATGGTGTTTAGATGTGGTTAAACGGGCAGCTAAATAGTAAATGGGCGGCATGATGTAATT